GCTCTTGATCCTAATGGAAATCTTGTGGAGCTCTGGACAGAATATTTTGCATCTTGGGGCGAAGAGGATGGGGGATTCTATCAAGATTTCCTAAGTGGGGCTATGACAGGCGGCGGCGATATCTGTCTGTATGTATTGGATCGGCTTGGGCTAGATTATGATTATGGGGCTTGGGCTGGACTGCTTCCAATACTCAATAGATATGAGTTCTCAGGCTTTATGGATGATTATGAGATAGCGGCTTGGGAATGGCTGAAGGAAAACATTATTTCCAATCTTCCCATTGAAGTGATCAATGGAGCCAAGGGCATCACTCCCAAGCTCAATCTCTATTTCTATTCTCAGACTCCAGAAGTTCAATATCATATCTCCACTTCTGGACAGTTCGAACCAATCACAGGAATCCAGCCGCTAGACCAGCCAATCACAAACCATCTTACAATTAAGTTCTGCTATTCGATTGCTTATGACAGCTATCAATCTTCCATCATCATTGATCCAAGAATCACACAAGAAGAAGCTCTTATCGTGAATGATCCGGTGGCTAGATTAAGCTATCAGCGGTTCGGACTTCGTGAAGAGGTTCTGGAGCTTCCATTCGTGTGGGACCTGAAAACAGCTTTCCGAATAGCCAGAGACAAGATCAGAATCAGGGGATTGGGAGCCAAGGCGATTGAGATATCAGCTAGCCCAAGATATTCTTATCTGGATATTGGGGATGTGATTTCCTTCACTTCTGAGGAGATTGGACTAAGCTCGCATAAATGCCAAGTGATTTCCAAGAGCTGGTCAGATAACCGGTGGCGATTCGTTCTTCATATCGAAGAAAACCCAATTATCACTCCTCGGAAATAGAACTTTCCAAAGGGGAACTTTCAAGGCGGAAAGAACGTGATAAAATGGCTCTATGTTAGTTTTCATAGATCGCCAGCACTCAGGGAAGCCCAATAGACTCTCAGATAGGGGAGCCAGCCAAGACTTGGATGGGGATGGGGTTATCTCTTGGGCTGAAAAGGAAGCTATCTGGACAGGAAGAATGGCGATTGAACTGGAGATTCTGCTTCTGGAGATGGGTTATGATGTTCTTCCCATTTCAGATGGGGATTACAAATCCAGACATGAAAGAGTCAATAGATATTCTCAGGGGCATCTTGATTGTATATATCTGGCGCTCCATCTTAATGCCGGCGGTGGTGATTATGGTTCATTCTTCCATCATTATGCCAGTGTAGCTGGAAGAGAGCTAGCCCAATCAATGGCTGATAGCCTGAGACAGACAATCCAGATTATTCACGATACCAAGGCGATAGCTGCTAGAAGTGAAGACTGGACCAAGAATGCTTGGAACACGATTAAGGGGGTTGGAAGACCGGTGGCGATATGTTGTGAACCGCTATTTATGGACACACACCAGAATCTTCTCAACCATCACGGAATAAAACAGATTTCACTTGGGATAGCCCAAGGAATTAAAAATTGGGTGGAACAATGAATGATCCTGTTATGATTCAGCTGCTTACTGGTCCAGTAGGGGCTCTGGCTCTTTGTCTTATTGCTATTTTTGTTATTGGTCGCTGGGTTGGGAAGCATCTTCCAGTATGGGTGGAAAGACACTTGAACCAATTTGATCGGATGATTGAACAACACTCAGAAGATAGAGAAGTCTATAAGAAAAGCTTGCACGATATGACTTTGGAGCTGACCAATGTAGGAAAAGAGGTTCGTTCCATAAAAGAAGATGTGGTGGAAATCAAGGCTAAATTATAGGAACAATCTTCTTGAAGATAACTTCTTCTGGGAACAGGGAAAATGGAACCTGAAGGAATAATGTGAATCCTCCTTCTTGGTTCTTCACTGGGAAATGATTCAGATTGTCAAGATGCACAGAGACAGCTTCCCATAATATCCGGGTATCAATCCAAGCTATATATATCCAGCTCTTGAATATGAATCCTTCTATAGTTAGATTGCTCATAGGAAGATCATTCCTGAGAGCCTTCAATCTGGATGCTACTTCCAAGGGCTGTTCAGGATTGGAAGTTTTCTTCCACCGGACAGCAAAATGCTGCTTAGGCTCGCAAGTCCAGACTCTAGCCGATACTGATAAGGTGCTTTGGCGATCAGTGTAATAATAGTCAATGCCGTGTTTCAAGTCGGCTATTGTTCCGTTCGTGGATTGCCAGAGCCCTGGAAACTCTTCTTTCAGGTTCGGAATTATATATTTTCGGAAGTTGTTATCTCCCCGTGCTAGCCGATCTTTTTTCTTCATTGTGAGGATTATATCATATTATTTGAAAAAATAATACAAATAAGTGTTGACAGGGTGTTCCAGTTTTGTTACAGTGTATATATAAATCAACAAACAAACCCTCTCAAACAGGAGAAACAAACAATGACTTATACATACAAAAAATTTCAAATCATTCCTACTGGATACACAAGAGAAGTTTCTTATCTAACAGGCATCGGTAGATGCAACAGAATTGCTACCTGTTACAAGATCGTATCTCCAAATCACAATGATTGTATTGCATCACCTTGGGATTATCCAACATCGATCCGTGAAGCTAAAGAATTTATCAATTTCTATATAGGAGAATAAAACAATGAAAAACTTACAATCTTTTAAATTCAATCGTATTCTTGGAGAATTTCTCCCAAAAATCAAAGATGGAACAATACCAGAAGGAATCGAGATTGAGACTGTACCCGCAGAAGGATTAGAGTTTTATGCGATTATGGGTTCTGAGTTCTGGAAATGCGATGATGTTTTAATTCATAAATCCAATGCTCAGTTTGGGCTATTCTCTCCATTTTGCCAAGATCGAGAGCCGCAAATCAGAGCTTTCAGAATTGACCGACCTTTATTAATTGAAAAAACGCTTCCTCCCTATGGAGAATACAAGGTGACATTTGAGCTAAAAGATAAGAAATCTGTAGTGGAAATGTATCGAGCTCATAACATCGCTTTAATAGAGGTAACAAAATGAAAGACTTTCTATCAATGGCTATCCTGACAATAGCCTTAATTCTAACTATGCACATTATGATCAGATTGGGGCTATTCCTCTGTTTGGTTATGAACATCAATATCTAAGGAGAAACAATGACAACTCAACAAAAAAAACTATTCAAGCGCTTGGCTATGAGAAGCTTGATTCGTTCTGTGAAAAAAAATGGAAGAGCTATAACCAGACAATGGGCTTCAAATTGGAAACCTAATAATCCTGAATTTCTTGAAATGTGGGAAGAAGCTAAGAAAGAGGTGCTGAAATGAAAGCTATATACGAAAACAATTTGGAAATTGGAACTATATCATCTTGGAAACGAGGTGATATTACTCTTTATCAGGGAATCGTTCCCAAGGATGATGGTGAAATCTGTTCTAATACCTTCTGCACAGAAGAAGAAGCTGAAAGATATATAAGAGAAAAGTATGCTATCTTAGGCTATGTCCCCTTCTCCACAAGATTGGAAACAGCTATCAAGATTTCAGGGTTATCTCTCAGAGTCTTGGGCTATGAGGTTGGAACTTCTGCTTCAGCTATCCACCGTTGGGTAACTGGTGAAAACTATCCAGCTGTTCATTATCTCTGGAGATTGTGTAATGTTCTTTTCTGCTCCAAGGAAGCCCAAGATAAGTTCATCGAATGGACTCTAACCATTAACAGAGAAAGATAATATGTGGAAGTTACAATATCAAGGCATCTTAACTGGTCAACCTAGAAGTCTAGGAAGACCAAGAGGAACAAGAACTGGAAGAGTCTATATGCCACTGTCAGATAGACAATATCAGGCTAAGCATCTTGAAGCATTGGGGGAAGCTCCATTCAGGCTGGAAGATGCTGTCAGGGTTCAGATAACATTCAGCTCTAAAAGACCTCAGAGATTGATGAACAAGAAAGATCCAGAAGGGAGAATCTATAAGACTTCCAAGCCGGACTTAGACAATCTGATTAAGATGGTCCTTGATATTCTGACTAAGTGGGGAATCTGGAATGATGATTCTCAGGTAGTTTCAATACAAGCCGAGGACTATTATTGCTCCAAGAATGAAGAACCTCACACCAGCTTCCAGATATATATCAAGGAGAATTAACGAATGAAGATAAGCCTATTCCCCAATATCAAGGCTAATGAACCAAGTATTTTCGAAGGACATATAGAGACAGTTTCCAAAGGATTGCTAGCTGATTGCGCTAATGGAGCCACAGCCAAGAATCAAATTCCTCTCTGGAGTCCTACGATATTCGAAGGAAGAAGAAGCAGCTCCAACGCAAGATTCATAACCTGTCTTGTGTATGATCTGGATGATGGGTTAACACCGTTTTCCACTTGGCGCTTATTCTCTGATTGGTCTTTAATGGCTCATACCAGTTTCAGCCACAAGCCACAGCACCACAAATACAGAATCATTCTTCCATTGAAGAAGCCTGTTCCAGCTGAAGAATGGGATAGGGCATCACAATGGGCGCTAATGTTCTGGAATGAAGCGGTGGGAAGAGGAGAACCAGATCCCAAGGCTCTGAAGGACAGAGCTAGAATCTATTTCCGATATGCTGTTCCATTCTCTGATCTGTCTCTGGATGATCCGAACCATCCAGCGAACTATTTCGAGACTATATCTCAGATGGGGGCTCCTCTTCTAGATCTCGATTGGGAATCAATCCCAAGGCAAGAACGAAAAAAGGAAGCTGCTGAAAAGACCTATAAGAAAACCGGACCAATCACAGTGGAAGCGCTGGAGCTAGATTCCAGATTCAGAGAAAGAATAGCTTCCCAATGTGGAGCGAAGATATTAGGCAATAATGCCAGATATATCACTTGTCCCCAATGTGGTGATAACTCGGTTTATTTCTCCATTGATCTGGATATGCCGAATTCTATCAAGTGGCCCCAATGTAACCACCGGAACAGCTGTCAATGGTGGGGAAGCTTGAAGGATTTATTCTGAGAAAAACTCAATAAAATATGAACAAAAAACAAAAAAAGGATCAAAATATGAACTATGTACTAAGAAAACTTAATGAAAATTGTATTTCCATTACTCAGTTCGCTGAAGTGACAGGATATGACAGAAGCACAATATACAAGCAGCTGAAATATGGATTCAAGCCAAGATTGGAAACTATCTGTGTTTATGCTTCAGCTCTCGAAAAAATCGCCGGTGGAGATATCAAGATTCACATGCAGAAAATAGCCAAAGAATTGGGAGTCTGGATTCCATCTATTGGGGGAAAAGAATAATGGATTGGAGAATAAGAAAAGGTCGTGATTGGACTTCTATTGATCCTATGTTGGGAACAATGACTGATTTCGAAATATCTGAAAAAACTGGGATTGCCTGTTCTGAACTATGTGTGAGAAGAAAAGTTCTTGGTGTTACTGCTTTTCGCTATGGAGCTGGCTTTGGATTGACAAAAAAACCGCAGCTGAAAGGATTACAGAATTTTATCTTGGAACATAAATTGTCGATAGATGAAATCTCTAATGATTGTGGTGTTTCGATAAGAACTTTCCAGCGCTGGTTAACAGGTGAAACCAATTTGAAACTGTTTGATCTTCAAGTTCTATGTATTGTATTGAATCAAAAAACAGGAATATCGAAAAGACATA